CAGTTTCATCAATCTGTGGCGTTTTGTCAATCCAAAGCACTGTGTACTCGTCAATCGGCGGAGCGTCGGTTCCCATGACAATCACTTTGTCATAACTCTCGCTTTCTCCAAACTGTCGGGTGCTTGTTTCGCCCTTAGCAGCAGAAATGTTAGCAAAAAACTCCACTGGATTGTCTCGAATGATTTCGTATTCCCCTGTAACATTTCCGTACTCGTCCGTCTTCGGGGCTTTCTCTTTGTACAGAGCGTAGAAGAATCTGCTTTTGTTCCGTTCCATCATTCTCATTTGATCACCCCTACATGAGGAGTAACGACCTTGAGCATGGAGGACGGAACATCGGCATTTTCATAACTTCGGGTGATACCGTTCTCAGAATGAGAGGTCTGGCCCTCTGCACCACGCTTGTTCAGCATATATGCCGCGATCTCGCATTGGAGAGCGCCATATTTTTCAGGGACTTCACTCACATCTGACTCATACGGAAACGCCCGATCAATGATTTTACGACCGGCTAATTTAAGATAGGTGGACAACACTTCGTCACTGTCAGAATTGCCGACCATCGCCTTAAGCGCAATCAACTTTTCGTTCTCAGTCATGTTGTCCACCTCCTTTACTTAGGCAATCTCGTAGAAACCTTCGGTCTTCGGGTTGGTCTTAGGCTTACCAACGATGTAACCATTGTCGGTTTTAGCGTAGTAAACCTTGTCCTGGGAAACCGTAGTGTCCGCAGTGGCAGTAGCAGTACCTTTGCAAATCTTGACTGCCTTAGTAGCGTCAGTCAGAGCCGCAAGGTAATACTTACGAGACCAAATAGTGTTCTGACGAATATCGCCGTCACGGTCGGTCTCAACCTCGACACCCTTCTTATTGAGGATGGTAACTGCCTGTCGAGTAGCAACCACGATAGTACCTTTCGTAGCGTCCTTCTTGGTGTAGATGTTCACGCCGCCAACAGTACCGATGTAGCCAGCAGAAGCAAACGCTTCCACATACTTAAGATCCTCTGCGAGATTCTTACGAAGCTCGGCAGTATCACCCGGGTTCACGAAAGCGAAGGTCTGCGGAGCAACCTTATCCGGCTCGTTGTCGGTGCCTTCGATGTTCAGATTGGCAACAGCGTCCACGAATGCGGCAAAGTCAATCTTCGCAGTAGGAACGACCATAGTAGCCTTCTTGAACTCGTTATACACATCACCGTTGACGGTATTGAACATATCAGTACCCATGTGACGAGTGCCGACAGGAACGAGCATGGGGTCAGTCATTTCCTGTTCGTCATAATATTGGAACTTATTCTGCGCCAACTGAATCTCGTATTCCTCGGGGGTAAAGGAAACTTCAATGGCCTTGGAGTTACCCTCGCCCATTTTCAGCTTCTCCGTACCAGCAGTAGCCTTGTAGACGTTGATCTTACGCTTCATACCAGCCGTACCCACGAGAGAATTATCAACAGTACAGAACTGCTGTAAATCAAGGTGGGAATTAAACTGATCTTCGATCTCGTTAGAGAGATAGAAATTGTCATAAACTTTATGAGCCATTACTCATTGCCTCCTGTATCAGTGTTGTAGAGGGCTTTGTAGTCCTCTGGATTTTTTTCAGCAAATGCATACCGTTCCTGCGGTGACAATTTGCGGAACTCCGTTAATGTCATCACCATCAGGTTGCGGCTTGGGCGTATTTTTCAACGCCTCTGCACGAGCTGCTTTCTGAACGACTTCCAACTGCTTCTTTTGGTTAGCAAAAACCTTATCGTTATCTCCGTCAACCATCGCTTCGGCAGTTTCAGAAGCCAACTTGTCTTCGTAACCCATGGCAAGTAATTCAGCCTTAAACTTTGAAATTTTGCTGTCACGCAATAGCTGATCATACGCTGACTGCAACTTTTCGCGGTCCTCCTGTTCTTGGCGTCTTTTCTTTTCGTCCTCGGAAAGTTTTGCATTCAGTTCCTTCTTTTTCGCAGCCAGTTCAGAAGCGGTTTTATCAAAAACATCTTTCTTCACATAGCCGCTATAATCCGGTTCCGCGCTCTCGTACGCTTCAAGAGCTGCAATTTTTTGTTCCGGGGTCATATCGGAATAGCCTTCAATCGTAGAGGTATCAATTTTTGCCATACATTACTTCTCCTGTCTTTTAATGTCTTCTGTGACAATTTTGCGGTTTACGTCTTCTCTGACGGTCATGCTGTGTTTTATGTCTTCTCTGACCTTATATCAAGCCTTTCGGCTTAATTCCATCACTCATTATCCGAATTAACGCCCTCTATCGGATCACTATCTAAAGATTGATTCATCGGACTCTGATGAGCCTCTTTCTCTTGCTGTTCCTCATAATGCTTTTTGCTCATGGCGTAAGCAGATTCAGCGTCGGAGAACATTCCACTATGCTGAAACGCCAACTGAGGATGAATCTTCGGTTCTTGCAACATTGAGATAAGTACCTGAGACTTACTCTGGATCGCTTCGTAATTACGACGGGTAAACTTCATGTCAATATCGCAAAGACGAAGTGTCAGCCCGCCGAGGTCTCGGCAAATGCGAAGAACCAACTTGAGCATTTTTTTCTCAGACCGCTTAAATACATTCTCAGAATCTTTTGCTCTCGCCTCAGCGTCCGACCAGCCGTCACGAAGAAGTACAGCTGAACCGGTGTCGGAGGTAGATGACCCACCATTGCGGTTGGGCATACCACAAATCGTTAGAACAGAACCATACAAGTCTTCCTTAAATGTCTGCGACTGCGTTTGATTCAATTCTTTCACGATTAAGTCAACATCGACTTTGCCACCATTGTTATCCGGAGGAACCATAATGGCACCTTTCTCGAGAAATTGGTTGAATGTGTCCATGTCAATATCGCAACCAACAAATTTCCAAAACGCTTGAATGAATTGCTCCATTCCGTCCATTCGATTGCTTTCAACATTATTGATGGCGTCCAGCAAAGGAAGTACGATTTCAAATGCACCCAGCCGAGCGTTATTAGCTGGATATTCAATAATCGGAATCATGCCCAAGGCGTGCGGCTCTGATTTTACAAGAAGCCCGTTCTCCAAAAGATAATAGTCCGTTTCGGTGTAAATCGACACATGCAAGATTCCATAATCATCTTTGTAATACTTCGCCGCCATCATCGGCTTGTTGCCGATTTCGTTAGAGTAAACAACAAAGGTGTTTCTCGGGTCCAGCGTATAAAGTTCAAAGGGAGCCTCGTCTTCATCACCTGGCTCGTCAGGTAGCACCAGTCTATATGCAGTGCCGCAAATCATCTGCCATTCGACTAACTCTTGATCTTGAGCCGCCTTGTCTTCCGCAAACATAAACTCGTTCAAGCGGTTGATTTGATCAACGATGTCCTCCGTGCCCTGTCTACTGACATACTGAATCGGCTCGCCGCACAGATAGCCAACCTTAAAAGAAACAATCTCGTTGGCTCGGTTTTCGATAATTTTGTTGCAAATCTCAGGTCGAACTTCTTTTGTTCGATGTTTAATTGGCTGATCTCCGCGGTAATATTTCCAGAGGTAGTCAATCTCACTACGATTAAGTTCATGAGCTGAAAACGCCTTTGAAAAGACATGCGCGACATTTTCCGAATCAATGGCCGGTGCGCTGGTTTTGATAACTCGTCTACCATTCATGAATCGAGTGCCGCTTAACGCCTTGCTTTTACTTTCATCAATCGTGTGAGATATATCGCTCCCTCCTAACTTGGAAAAATAAAAAGAACGGGTGCATAACCACTTGAGGAGTAATCCTCGTGCAGTTATGCACCCGTTCGTTAATAATTCATATTATCATTTGAACACATTATTATTGTATCACAATATTTGGATATTGTCAATACTAATTACACAATATTTTGTGTTACCAGGGGCGATTAAATACTTCGACCTTGCTACTCATAAAACTCTGAGCATAATCGGCCAACATAGCCATTCCATCTGGAACATCATCGTGCTTATTCTTCCCTGCAACAGTGTATGAGCATAACATTTCCATCATTTTACCGTAATCCGATTGTCTTTTATACTGAGACTTGTCTCGAAACAAACAGTGTTCTTTCACCCAAGCTGAATTAACAATGATTTTTGTCTCTTTATGAGCCGTTGTAAATTTGGTGGTTATACAGGTGATTCCACCTCTTTTCTTAATTTCTCCTTGGACTTTCTCAGCTACCCTGCCACCAGCCGAATTACTCTCGAAACGACAGAGCCCAACTCGCCTTCTTACGAGGATTTCCGTTAATCGAGCGTCAACAATGTTTGGCAAGCTATTATCACATACACAATCGACAATGTAATAATCTTGTCCATATACTTCGGCAACCGGCAAAAATGCATAATCGCAACCTGTATCTTTAGTGTCGCATATCCCGATTATCGCGTCAGGATCAGAGGCAGGTAAATCAAAGAAACGACGCAGTTCATCTTCATTGTAAACTAAGCCTTCGCGCTCAACCGGCTCGTTCATATAAAGAGCTCTCCAACTTACATCGTCCATAATGTCCCTTTGCTCATGATAAAACTCCGTAGAAAAGCCCACGCCAAAAGAATAGTCAAAATTGGAATGGTCGTTATCATCAAGAGCGGGTACAACAATGAATTTCGCTCGCGAATTCTCCTCATATTCTCGCTCCAACCTACCGATCACATCATGAACCGACCACCTGGTGGCAATATGCAGTTCTTTACAATGATCGCCAATTTTACGCTGTCTTAAGTCCGTCGTATAAGTATTCCACAACTTATCAAGACGTTCTTTTGACATTGCCACCTCAATACCTGAAACTAAATCGTCACAGTAGAGTAAGTCAGCTGCACGATATAAACCGGCGTTTCCCGTTCCTATAGAAGTGAATTCCAGCGTTTCAAACCTCTGTCGTTTTCCTACATCAATTCTACAATCCTTGGCATTAGTATTTGAGACAGACATCGACGGAAAAACATCTCCCCACAAATACTCGCCACTTTTGTCCAAGATCCTCAAACATTCATCGTACACACCTCGGATAAAGGCGTTTGAGTGACTGCCTGTTAATTTTGGTTCGTCTGGTCTTTTACCAGCCAACCAAGTCAAGAAGAAAATAGCCAAGGTTGTTTTGCCACTGCCGGGAGGAAGAGATACCGTCAGTAAATCCAGCTTATCATCTGCCAGTTCTTGCATAGCGTCAACTACTCGCTTAAGCACTTTTCGTCGAGGTGGATAAAACTTTTTGTCTGGTTCTCTATTCCATTCCACATAAAGCAAGTAGGAATCGAAGTCATGGGGAGCGGCGGCAAGTAGCACTCGTTTATGGAGTGCGAACAAAGTTCGCAACGTCTCCTCATTCTGACAAGTACCTATTTGAGTAGAAATGTCCTCGGACAGAATTTTTAGCCACTTCACACCGAGAGATACGTCCGTCTTCATAGCTTCCCGGCACATATTGTAGAGGTCTTCGCCAGCTTTCAAATCTCCACTCTTGAACCTCTGATAGATAATTTCAAGTAATTGCTCCATAGTTACCTCCAAATAAAATAAAGGTGCGTTACCGTTCAGAGAATTTAATCTCCGTGCGATAATGCACCTTCTATACAATCACAATATTTTATTTTCTTCGTCTGCGTCTCCCTCGATGGTGAGCACGCTCATTCATTTTCATACATTCCCACAGGACAACCGCCGGGAACGCCAGTATCAGTAATACAATCTTCATAGGCTCATTTCTCCGATAGCGGTATCTCAACTTTCGTACCGTCAGAGAACTCAACCGATACCGTAGAATCATCGTTCAACTGGAACAACCATACCACATCGGCAGTCACGCCGCTTTGTACGCTGGAATCACACTGAATATAACCATTGGTTTTTTCACCTGTTGGTACAATACAAGGGATTTCGGCACCGTTCTGAAACGCCTTGACCGTAACATAATCAGCCGGGATAGCTGTTTCGTCACTACCATTCGTGTATTGTGTGTAAACCGCTACGCAGTCTCGGTCAACCACATTGACTTTCTCACCGCTGACATACGATATAGTGTGTTGGGATTCAGTACCACAGGCAGTGAGACCTAACACCATCATTGCGGCACATAGGATTGATAGGATTTTCTTCATTGTTCTACCTCCAATGGGAGAATAGGCGTGTGCACACCCTGCACCCAGTCCACATCTCCGTATTTATATTTGCCCTCATAAAAAGGACGATTCGCCAATATTCCTCGTATCGTAGAAGGTTGAAACCTCTTACCCTTTCGCGTTCTATACCCTTCTTCATACAATGAATCACATATATCCAAGAGCGTTGCTTTTTCTCGGTCGTGTTCTCGGAACACCATTTCTACAATCGGCTCTTCATCGGGATTAACTACAAGGACGCCATCCACACTGGTGTACCCGTATGGCTTATTTCCGCCTGAGTACCCGCCGCATTTGGCTTTTAGAGATCGTCCTCTCCCTGTGCGCAATGCGATATTTCGGCGTTCCTGTTCTGCAACAAACATTAGCAAAGAGCGGTATATATTTGCAAAATCATCTCCCTCAGAAAAATGCTCCTCTGTAGATAGTAGTTTGACGTTTCGCTTTTCGAGTGTATAGAAATAATAGAAATACAATTTCGTATCACGAGCCACCCGATCATTCTTGAATACAATTACCGCCTCGTGACGAGGCAAGACGTCAGACTGATACAGGATTTTATTCAATTCCGGCCGATTGTCCTTTGCGCCACTGATAGTGTCTGTACACCAGTCCACAATTTCATAGTCATGTTCATTCGCATATTCTAAAATTGCATTTCGCTGGACATCAATTCCAAACTTATCATCAAGCGATTGCTCCTCCGTTGACACACGAACATACCCTATTGCCGCTTTCATGAGATAATCACCCCCGATTCAATGAATTATGAAGCCACTTTCATTCAGGCACAGCTTCTAACTCAATCATAATTAACGACAGTCTCGTTATCAGTCTCCGTGTTCTGGACCACCAACTGAAATCCCATAACCTCCAACATTTTCACAAAAGATCCGACCTTCAAATCTTTCCTTTTCAACATTTGATATACATTTTCTCTCGTGCCAAGATCACCATACTCTGCCAATTCTTGTAAACTGGTATCCGTATGCCGCATAGTATCTTGCACAATTTCAATCGCTGTCATTACGACACCTCCGTTAAGCAAATGCTTAACAATGTGTAAAACTTCTCTATAGAGAAACTGCTATATGGAAAAGTTACCGCACTCGTTAAGTGTTTGCTTATTTCTCAGTAGCATTTTAGACCTTAAAGCGCCACTGATTAGTCGTTGTTTCCGTTTCAGTTTCTTCCTCGCAGTGCTTCTCGTTATCTTCATCCTCATCGGTCAATTTCCACTCAGTCCGATTATCGTTCCGACTTCTAACAACGACTTCACAATCCATGGCACTGATCATGGTTAAAAAGGTATTCAACCTCATATTGTTTTTTCGAGTCAGAGGATTGGCAACTGCCGAACTTGTGGATTTTCCCAACTTGGCGGCAAGAGTGGTAGGGTTGTACCCACAGCACTTCATAATGTTTTTGATTATTGCGTCGGCTTTCATATTAGCACCTCCTTACACGACTAATATACCACTTACACGCATTCGTGTCAACACTTATTCGTGTAAAAAACGGTCTTTTTAATTTTTTGGGGAATTTACGGCACTCCCTACGGCCTCTGTCCTCCGCTCATATCCCCCCGGGGGTATGCCGCCACGCCTTTATATTTTATTATAAAAAGGCTTTTATAATTAGCTAATACATGGAATGCGCATAAAATAAAAGCCCGCTGCATTAGCTCATATTAGCTAATTTGCGGGTGTGTGCGTCTAATTATGATTAAAATTTACATTTACTATATACAAATAGCCGCACATAAAATAACGCCCCCGGATGACTCCGGGAGCGGTTATTTTTAATTACTTTGCTTTATTATTTCTGATAATACCATAAACGGAAAAAGAATCAGGCATATTAAAATAGTGCCCATTTTACACCCCCTCCGCATTGTACGTGTATTCTGTGGGCGTCTCTCTTATATCCTGCCTCATTTCCTTTACGGCCTTATTTATATTGGCTCGCGTCTCAGACGCCGTATAATAACCCATACACCAACCCGGGGAATATTGTACTACGCCCATACGGGAAAGGGCATATAATAACCGCTTTATCCGCGTAACTTCTTTTAACGCCTCCCGCTTGTCGCTATAATCATAAAATACAGAAGGGCCGGTATATTCTATATTAAGATAAAACCCGTCATAATAGCCCGGCTTTATATCAATAGTAAAGAAGTTTAGATCATTATTATAGATCATATCTTCTATAGCTGCCGTTATGCCTTCATAATCTAAGCCCGTTAAGTCCGGATAATTACGAAGATCCCGCCCCATATTGATATAATCGCTACTGCCATAATTTATAGTGCCCATGTTATGCCCCTTTTCTTAACGTACTGTAAACCGTCTATATTCTGTGGCTGTGGTGTATTTTTGATATAGATCAGGATAGGCCGCCTTAAAAGCAGATGAATTAAAACGGGCCGACTTAATGGGCGTATATGACGCCACGGCGGCGCCCTCCGCGTGCGTTTCCTCCGCACCCATAAGTGATAAAATATCACTTTTTAGCGCGTCGTTCATGGCGTTTAACTCTTCAATTAACCGCTTGTTTTCGCGGTATTCATTGCAAAGCGACTCAAAGCGACTCATATTATTTTACCTCCAGTTTATAAAAATGCGGTTTCAAAAGCGTAATATTGTAGCATTTACGCCAACGGGCCAACTCTTCAAGGCACGCTAAGGGCGTACCGCGGTATATATACGGGTTGGACCCGTCCGCAAATTCTAAGTGTATAATAATTTTTTTTTTACGGGGCGCATAGAACGAAATATACCGCCCTGTTTCCGCGCTGCAATTATAGTACATGAAGGAATTGCAAAAGCCTATAAAATCGCTATTGCAGCGGGCTATATTTGCAGTAGATCCCATGGCAAACGGTGAACCCTCCGGGCGCATTTTACAAGGGGCGCAAACAACGTTCCGGAGCCGCTACGGTTTCGTAATGATATCCGCCGTCATATAAATTTGGCACCCGGCGCCGTTTCGTATCTAATCTAATCTAATTTTAGATACCGGGGCGGAAGTGAGCATATCAAAAATATAGCCCGCTGCCGTTTTTACTTCTTCATTAGTGCAAAAACTTGTAAAAAAGCAGTCGGCCACCCATTCTTTTTTATCGTTATTGCCTATCGCGTCGCATGATCTGCGCCCGGATTTTACGGGCGTTTTAATATAGTAGAAGTCAAAAAACGGGTTTTCGTCGATCTGATAATAATAATAGTTACCGTCCAGGACAAAAGAAAGATAACTAATATAACCGGTTTTAATAGGCGTATTATCCACTTTTTGCAGCTCTTGCAGCTTTTCAGAATAAGTTACAATAGCCGCCGCCCGGGTTTCGTTATATCCTATTTCAACTTGCAGTGTTTGTAAATGATGCAAGCGTTCTGTATATTCATTTACCGTACATTCTAAATTACGGTTAATGATTAGTGCGGGCGTTTTTGGCGCAACCGTCCCGCCGTTATTTTTTACGATCCTTGCAAGCTCAGTCAACACGCGGGCCGCGTTGTATCTCCATGTGCTTAGATATAGGCGTTCACCTTCATAAGATACATACATTTACAATACCTCCCGTACTTCCAGGGCGTCCCACCATTTTTTACCGCCTCCGGGAACGCCGTAAAAATAAATAAAGCTGTTTACATGCCGCATTGTAGTAGCACTATAGAAAGACTTCATTTTATTATACCTCCAAAAAATATTACACGTTTTCGTGTTTTTCAATTACCATTATACACGCTTTCGTGTTTTTGTCAATAAGATTTTTACATTTTTACGTGTATTTTATTAAGTTTTCACTTAACGCCGGGGACACCAACCGCATATAATGTAAATAATATATTAGCCCGTATATAACGCCCGCTGCATGGATCACATAATTTTTGAAAATTTTACCGTCAAAAAGAACGCCGCCCGCGGGAAAATTCTTCCCGGAGCGGCAGTTGATAGTCGTTAGTCGATAGTCGATAGTCGTTTTTATAGTCGCTGCGCCATAGTCGCAATGTTTCTTAGTCGTTAGACTTCTCAGAGTTTCCCTCTGATAGTCGTTCAGAATCCGGAGCTATGTAACGACGTCTGATCTCCTCTACGGAATAGTCGCTATCATTTCTCTGATTGGGCGTAATAACATGCTCGGTCTTATCTTGATAGCCATAGTTGTTTTTGCCCAGGAAGATACCGGCCACAGGATTGACCTTTCCGGAATTCATGTAGGACTCCCACAAATTTTCGAGCAAAAAATACGCTTTTTTAATGAGGTCGGTTATGCCTGGCGGCAACGCAGTCTTATACCCCGTACTTCCTGTAGGTGCGTCATGAGTAATAGCCCACAAAGTCTGCCGACTCATACCATTCAACGCCATAGCCATACCGGCAACAGTCGGTTTCATATCTGCATTGGCATACAACGCAAAATAGTCAGAAAGTCGTTGCTGTACCTCCTCTGCGTTTCTCATATCAATGTTCGGCATATTGAACAACTTCATATTTACACTCAAGAACTTTGCATTATCCCCCGAATCAAGATTATACCCATTCGTACCGATAACAGGAGAGTTGCCACCTCTCGGTTTACATTTTTTCTTTTTTGACGAAACAGTCTCCTTAGTCGGAACAGTCTCCTTAGAATTTTCCATACAGTCTCCTTGCTTTTTAGTATTATTGCTCAAATTCAGTCTCCTTATTATTATTCTTATTGCAGTAGTAGAAGTAGCTAAAAACAAGTTTTTGCGTGTAACTTTTACTAAGTACGCGCGTATATAGAGGAAGTTATACGCAAAACGCTTAGAACAACTACTTTAACTACTTCAAAAGGCCGTTTTGCGTGTATTATTTGTATTTTGTGAGCAAAAACCGTCCATCTTCACTTCTGTACAACTTATTCAGTCTGACTTCCCAGTTATTGTCAGGAAACAGTCGGCAGTGATACAGGCCGATAGATTCCGGGCAACTGCTACAGATTGCCTGATTGCGACAAAAATCCTCGCATGTCATTGCCTTCAACTTAACGAGCGGTTTCGCTTTACTCTGCTGGCGGGCTTTCGGAATTGCAACATTGAACGGCTGTTTTTCGTCAAAGAAAATATGACAAATCCCATCACGAATAATGCAAAGGTGCGCTCCATCAACCGGGTGCTCAAATAGCGTCACAGCTACATCAAACTCCAACTCCGTAATCAAGATGTAGCACTTATACTTTCTCTTGCCGCTCAAGGGGAGTCTATCGAGTTCTTC